CTCATTCTGTGGCATAATTTTGTTCCTTGTCAGTGAGTGAGTCCTTGCTTTCAAGCATGGCTTGGACTCGTAGCCATACCTCTCGCCGACCCTGCAATACCGCCATGGCAAGCGGGTCGATGTTTCCTGACTGTTGGTTGACCAGTACGCCTGACCGCTTTGCCCCGCAGAACTCCTCGAGGTCTTTCAGGACAGGTACGGCAACAGGTGACGGTTCGCTCACCGAGTCATTGAAGAAGAGCTTCTTGTAGTAATCGGCCTTGGTTGCGCGTTCGCTCATTGAAACCCTGCCGACTGCGGTTGGTTCTGAGCCTGACCCTGCGCCCGCGAGAGGTCACTGATGACCTTGCCGGCAACGGGAGCGGCCTCAAGAAGCTGTTGCATCTCGGCTTGCTTCGCCTGTGCCTTGGCAAGCTCCTCGAGCTCTTTCGGAGTGCGGAAGCATGTGGCCGGCACACCGTTGACCTCGGCAAGCTCTTTCGCCATGCGCTCAGGATGGAAGATGTTGAGGACGGACGGGTCAATCTGAGCCAGAGGCATGACCGATTCGAGCGTCCGCAGGATGGCAACGCCGTCCTCGGTGCGCTGAAGGCGGTTGATGGGCGAGGTGTATTCAATCTCGACATTGCCGCCGGCTTCACGAAGGACATCCGGCATGCGCGGAAGGACTGACCGGCCGCGATGGTCGATAGCCCTGCCAAGGATGTCCAGTTCGCGCTCAATGCTCGGTGCAAGGAACTCGGTCTGCTGTCTGCCCATGGCCGGCGCGAGCAACGCGCCCTTCTCCTGAGCCCGTAGCATGGCTTCTGTGGCGGTCATGGACGGAGACTCGACCATTATCTGAAACAAAGTAATATAAAAAGCGTCATTTATTACTTTCCGCTCTGTTTCTATCATTTCCATGCTGATGTTCAGGTTCACGCCTGACACGAAGGGCTGTACCTTCTGGCGACCCTGCTCATCGAGTGCACCCCAGTTGATATGGCCTGACTTCATGTTGAAGCTCGACAGGGAATCATCATCAACCGCCATCAGAGGAGGGTCTACGGCTCTCTGTCCGGCCTTGAGTTGCGTCTTGCTCATCTCGTTGACGACATTCAGGGTCGATAGGCATGCCCATGCAGGGGATTTGCCATAGGCTTCCTGCGGAGAGGTCGTGAGCCGGCCGGCGACATAGGGCATGGTGAAGTAGCCGGACTTCCTGACGATGCTTTGAGTGGTCAGGCAGACATAGTAGGAGACAATCGGCATGCGCCGGATGTCCATGGCGTTCGGGTCGTATTCCTTGTTCGGTTGAACCATGTGGACGAACTCGAGCTTTTGCATCGGGTCTTTGTCGCATATTTCCTTGTACCGCTGACTTGACTGAGTATCAGGGAACATCTGGTAGGCTTGCTTGGCCGTGAACTCGAACTTGCGATGCACGACATCGACAAGACCGCTCGGGTCGTTTGCGAGGTACATCTGGCCGATGAAGTGCGACTGGTATCGGATGCCGCCGCCGAGGTTGTCTTCGATGCTGTTGACGCCAGTGCCGAATGCGCCGAGCGAGCGAAGGTACTCGCCGGAAGAACCGACAAAGCCGGACTTCGCCTGATACCGATAGCGGAAAAGGATGTCGGTTACTTCCTCGAGGTAGAGCTTGACCTCTTGGTCGTCATTCAAGATTGGCTCGACAGCAACGAGCTTGTGCCATCGCTGTGAGCGTGGAATCAGAATGGATTCAATCGCCGAGGCAAAGCGGTCGAGAGCCATCGCGCCGGTCGAGTCGTACTGCTGTTGGTCTTTCCTCTGGCCTTCGGTCGTCTTACTGGTAAAGCTCGCATTGTTCGGAGTGATGAGGTCGGCGATGCGCTGATTCACGGTGTCATAGTTATACCGTGTGGCAACCAGTTGGTTGTGCTTCATGAGAAGGTCAGATACATTTTCCATGTCAGCCACCAGTCAACTTGTTCGTTCCGATGTTGCTTGCGGCGTTCCCACCTTGATTGTCTTTGCCGGCGAAAATGTAATCTTTCCGGCCTTTGCGCTTACGGTATCGGTTCTGCCGGTCAACATTGGCTTGCGCTTCGTCAACGGTCGGCGGCGCAATGGGGTCTTTCGGCGGAGGTATTTTCGGCATCTTCGGCATTAAAAAACCCATGGCTTGTCTCCTTATTCGGTTATGGCTTGCGTTGACTTCCTTCCGCCTACCTTCGGTGCTGAAACTGGGAAGGCAAATGTCAGAGCCAACGCATCGGCTTTATCAGGCGACCTCCCTATCTTTTCCTTAACATCGTCCTTGGAGCAGAGCAATAGCCTGTCGCCTTTGTAGCTGATTGTATGTGAAACTAGCTCCGCAATCAACTCCGAATCGTCAGGGAGCTTGCCCCCGTTTTCGACCCACTCGGCGAGCTTCCAGTACATCTCGGTTCTCTTGTTGTAGAACTTGGGGTCATCGGCCGCTGAAGCGAACTGGACATCCCTGCAACGCCTCTGCATAGCCCTGAATGCGTCAATCCATCCTGCCCCGTACCCGCCAGTCCCGTCTATGTGAACCGCCTCTGCGCCCACCCTGTCGCAATACAGAGCCAATTTGGATGCCCCGCTCAGGCTGTCGAGGTTGCGGTGCGTCTCAATCGGGGAGGCCAACAGGCCTTGACGGGTACAGAATGCCGAGGAGTCATCCCCCATTCGAGCCACATCGCACCCTACGATGGTCGGAGCAAAGCTGTAGAAGTGAGGGTGATATTGTAGCTTTGCCGACTCCAAGAGCTTCGCTATGCTGAACAAACCATCGCTGTTGTCTGCTTGGAAGTCGCAAAGCATTTCCTGCCTGAACTTGTTATCCGTCATCTCATCTTTGAGCAATTGTATCTGCTCTTCATTGAGTGCGTTCGTGTGGTAGACATCATAAAGCGCACAGAACCAGTCGTCCTTATTGATGCCGGTGAAATATAGGTCTGAGAATCGGTTGATGCCTTTCGGCGTTCCGATGAAGAGAGCCCATCCGTCATGGTCAATAAGCATCGGCAGAATGATTTCATCAAAGACATTTGATTTGACATCTGAGTATTCGTCCATGACGATTCCGTCAAGGTATGTTCCACGGATGGCATCGGGATTATCTGCCCCATAGAGTGCTATCTGCGCTCCGTTCGGGAAGGTGATTACGAGGTCTTGCTCGTTGATATGGACATTCGGTATAAGCCGGCACTTTGACTTGAGTATCTTCCATGCAATCTTCTTGGCTTGGTTGCGGAATGGCGCGAGGTATCCGAACTGCGCGTCCTCGATTTGCGTCCTGAGTGCCGAGTCAATCAGCTTCATGCATGCAAGCACGGTCTTGCCCGCCCTGCGGTGAATCACAAGAACATTGAATCGCTTGAACTTAATCAGGCAGTCATACTGCCATGGGCGAGGGTCAAAATTAAGATTTATCGTTGACATCTTTCACTGTTTTCATTTCGTGCGGCTGAGGTACGCCGGAGATAACGGTGAACTGCGTGTTCACATCAACCTGACCTTTCACATTCTTCCTATCGCCGTATGCGTCTGGGTTGAGGTGTTGCGCAAGCCATTTGCTCTGGCCGGCAATGAACTCTGCGGTGCTTACTGGTATCGAGCCTGTCTCGACTTCGGCCATGAGGTCGGTCAATTTATCGACATGCGCGTGAGCATGCGCTGAGCGGGCGAGGATGACCGCCTGACCGAACTCAGGGTATCGCCACATCCACCCCATTAGCTGACCGTAAGTAGGCATCTCCGGCATGATAGAGATTTGTCTCATCGTCCGGCCTTCTTCAATTGCCTCAAGCACCCGCTCAAAGGTGTCGGCATCAGGTCTCGCTTTCTCCGAGAGCGTCACCGGCAGGTCGATGTGCTTGAATGGGTTTGCGTCTATCAACGCTCGGCTTTTGTTTGACACCTGCTATCTCCATGGACTTCTCAAAAGACATCCGGTTGTGCTGATATTCCCAGTCGGCAATATCCTGATGATGATACATCGCAAGGTTTACCGCAAGCTCTATGCCCCTGCTGACATTGCCTCGGCCGAGGTATCGAGCCCTCTCCCGAATAGTATTCGGTATGCTTATCTTGAATGCAAGCCTTGGCTCTTTGGCTTTTCGATAGGCGTAGACAACATTCACCCTCTCCTTCTGTTTCTCGGGAGAGGGATTATGCATTTTCCCTTTGATAGTTTCCCTGCTCAAAGCATTGCCTCTACCGCCTCAAGGATGTAGAACCTGAGAACGATGTAGCCAAAGAAGCCAAGAGCAAGGAAGCCAAGGCCGGCAACAAATGACTCGAAGAGCTCCCATAAGTGAGCCCAGTCCATGTCACGCAACAATCGCGTCAGGTACGGAGGGGTCATTGTCGTAGTCCGTTTGGGATTTTTTGTCGAGCTCGAGCTCGCCCTGAGCGGTGATGGTGTGCTGTTCTTCACTGTCGCCGAATATCAGGCCATCATCTTTGCCGTAGTCGAAAATCTCTTTGCCTGTCGCAATCTCAGCAAAGCCACTGCCCTTGATGGCCTCGAACACGGTCTTTATTGCGCCTTGCTTGGTCAGGCCATAGGCGAAGTAATCATTGCCCATTATGGTGACCTTGTAAATCTTTTTTTCATACTTTGCCATCTTGTATCTCCTGTTGGTTGGTTGGTTGGTGTTTTGGCTAATCTTTTTCTCTTCAAGAACGGAAATCGCATACTGTGTTGCTTGAAGCATTCCCTTGTTCATCGCCTTGCCCTCGACAATTCCATTGCTCGCTCAAGGTTCTGGCACTGCATCGCCACTGCGTATTGTGCTTCCCAGAGATTGCGGGCTTGTTCGTTGTCGTGCTTCCGTCCCAGTCCGTTGCACAGGATGTCCGGCGACAGGGTGGTCGGCTTGAGTGATTCACGGATTCGGTTGATTATCTGTTTCATCCGAGCACCCCTTTCGTCCATATTGTTGCCAGTGCCGGAAGTCCCATTACGATGAACCAGACAATTTGAAATATCACATGAACTTTATGCTTTGGATTGTCAATAAATGGGAAGTAAAAAAACCATGCTACAAGAAACCATATTGCCAACATTGCTACTAAATATCCGTTCATGTAATTTCCTCGCTTTTGGGTTTTGGTTCTGTCCACTTCACGCCACGGCTCGCGCCGAATGCATATATGAACTCTATGAACTCCGACATCTGCCTCGGTGTCATCCTGCTTGTGCGAGCTCCCAGTAGAACGAACCCATCCCCATCAATGGTTGATGCGAGTCTCGTCTCTTGCTTGAAGCATGCGCTTAACACTGTCTTCCAATCTTCCGGCGACAGCAACCTAAGTTGGAAATTGACCATCCATGGAATCTGCTTGGCTATGTCGCCGAGCATCGCCCACATCTTGTCATTGACTTCCTGACTTCGGATTTTATCTGGCGAGCTCATGCACTTCGCCTTGTTGGATTCCGCTTTCACGCATCTTGCGAAGCCGCTCGGTCTGAGCGTTTCGTTTCGCATACGCAATCTGCATCCTGAGCCATGCGTTGCCACCCAAGCTCAGATATTTCCCATACTGTGAATCGGTCAGGCGCATCGAGCGCACCTTCATCTTTTCCTTATTCATGCTCAGCTCCGCTTTGGTTTGCCCAGTTCACCACTGACTCAAGTGATTCTGGTTGCTTAATTGTATCACACTTATCCGTGCGTGTAATACCCATTAAGCGAGCAAACACATCCCACCAGTCTTCTCCTTCGACCTTCGGTATCTGAATCTCGACATCATAGCCAAGCATCATCAGGCGGTTTCCCAGATGCCAAGCCGATGCTTGACCAGTCCAGTTCGCATCGTTGTCAGCGTAGATGACCACCTTCCTGACCCCTTTCGGCGGGTTGAAGCCTCGCATCAGTGACGCGCTCAGGCTCGCCCACACTGGGATGTCTGACATCATGTGGCATGCTATGGCGGTCTCAACTCCCTCCGCTATGCCAAGCACCTCGCCGGCCGGATAGAGCTCAACAGCTCCCCCGCTCATGGACTGGTCGGTGCTCAGCGTCTTCCGTGCTTCAGGCACTGGGGCTTTCTTCCCCTTGTGGAGATAGGTCGCTTGGAAAGTGATGAATCGACCGTCCTTGCTGAATGGCGCAAGCATGGCATCAAACAGACCGACCGGCTTGCCGTCCACAAAATACTTCACGCCCTTGGCAAAGTACAGGTTCGGCGGCATATCGAGGCCACGGCTCTCAAGGTATGCCGAGCGCGGTGCTTTGACCGCTTTGACCTGAAGCATCTGTGCGTAGCTTTTGACGCGAGGCTCTTGGTCAAACTCGGTCTTGCCAATGATGCTCTCGACAAGCGCGAAGGCCTCTTTGTCAGTACAATCGCGCAGGTGCTTAATGAGACCGATGCCATCACCCCTGAGAGAGCCGCAAAAGAATCCGCCAAACTCATCATCGAGATAGCGGTATCTGTCTTCGCCACCACAAGCAGGGCATGCGGTGTGCTTGGTCGATAGGGCATCGGCATGGCCGAGCCCCGTCAGGATTTCAGACCACCGCCCCTTTGCTTGGTCAACCGTTTTCATCACTCGGTCGCCGAATCCAATGCACTCGTGCAATCGTTGATGTTCGATTCCATGTTCTCGAGCTCGCTTACGGCATCATCGAGATACGATATTGCTGTCTGCGCATTTTCGCCTTTCTCGCCACCTTGGAATGACTCAGGCATGTTGTCGTAGTATTCCTGTTCTTCATCACGAGCGGATTCAATATCGCTCTTTATGTTTTCGATTTCCGACAACAGGTTCTCTACCCTGTCTTTGATGTCTTGAATGGTTTTGCGTCTATCGTTATTCATGGTGATTTCCTTGGTTGGTTTGGTTACTGAGATGCCAGTGTATTACACACTTGCCGCCTTGTCAACACCTTTCGCTCGCTTTATGTTGCGGTGCGTGATGAAGCCAAGGACATCGGCGGATGGCGCGATAGGCGCAGGATTCATGCCGGTCGGCGGTCGCACTTGGAACTTGTCTTGATAGACATACCATGCCCACCCCTGCTTCTTGCCATGGAGCTGAGCGTACCCTCTCAGTCCGGCGAAGAACTCCTCCTTGTATTCCTGACTGAACTTCTCAGGCCTGACCGCTTCAACCAAGTCTGCCTCGTGATAGGGGATTGGCTTGTTCTGAGCGATTACTTCCATACCGCATGCAGGGCATACGCGCCGGCCAGAGAAGGCGGTCGAACATGCGGGGCAGGTAATCTGCTTCGGCTCTTTTTTCTCGGCCTGAGCCTTCTCCTTGCGCTCCTTGACGGTTTCCTTGATGTCGAGAGACCATGGGATGTCATCATCAGCGAAGCCGTTCTCATCGACAGCTCCGGCATGGTCGATGACGATTCCGTCAACCTTGTCTGGGAAGGTGCGCATGATGCGCCCGACTGTCTGCAAGTAAAGCGTGATGTTCTTGGTAGGACGCGCAAGCACGGCACAGGACAGTCTAGGGATGTCGAGCCCATAGGATGCCACGAACACATTGCAGAGCACCTGTGTCTCGCCTGATTCGACTCTTGCAAGAATGCCCTTGCGTTCTTCTGCCGGCGTTTCCCCATCAAGGTGTTCGGCGGTGATGCCGTGCTTGAGGAACTCTTCGGTGACATGCTTCGAGTGCGCAATGCCAGAGCAGAACACAACGGTACTGCGGTCTGATGCGAGCCGCTTCCAGTGCTTGATGATGTCGCCGACTAACTGCGGCTTGTCCATCACGCCGCCGAGCTCGGATTCCACATAGTCGCCGCCACGAACCTTCAGCGCGGAGAGGTCGGGCTTGGTCGGGATATAGTACCGAAGTGGTACTAAATACCCCTGAGCGGTGAGAGAGCTTATCGACTCTCCAAGAACAAGGTCTTCGTAGAACTCGCCCAAGCCCTTGCCGTCACCGCGAGCCGGCGTTGCAGTCAACCCGATTATCCGTGCGTCTGGGTAAAGCTCGAGTATGTCTTTCCGGCTTTGGGCTATAGACAGGTGCGCTTCATCAACAACAACGAGCTCTGCCTTCGGGAGCTGTATCTTGCTCCGCTGAATTGCCCGCGCATGGAGTGTATCGAATGATGCCACCTGCACCGATGCGTACAGCGTTGGCGGCATGCCGGCCATGATGATGCCGGATGATACCCCGAATCGCTTGAGAGTGCTGTTGGTTTGAATGACGAGCTCTCGCCGAGGAGCGAGGAACAGGACACGGCTTGACTTCTCTGTCGCCATCTTGACAATCGCCGAAGCTATGGCTGTTTTGCCTGAGCCGGTCGGTGACTGCAATACCACTCTGCGATGTGACCTGAGCGAGTTGCGCACATCGGCTATCATGCGCTCTTGATAGGGTCGGAGAATCATGGCTTCACTTCCTTTGCGGCTTCGAGCATGGCTTTGTATGTGTAAAACGCCCGATTAAAAACCGAAGGCGTGGGGTCTTGCTTTATCCGAATCAGCGCAACATTTCCGGCTTCCAACATTTCGGGCGTAGGGTCTTTCGGCACAACTGCCAGCCCCGCTTGTTCGCAGATTTGCTTGGCCTTGCGCAAGCGTTCTGCGTTCATTGCTTTTTCGCGTTCGGGAGTGTTGACTAAACGCTCAGTGACATCTGAAACTGTGCTTAAATGGTCGAGCGATGGCGCAACGCCTAGACGGGCAATAATGTCTCTAGCTACCATCAGATAGTCAGAATCATCAACATACTGCCCGTGTTTATTTTCATGTGCGCGGCGAATTGCTAACAGCTCGGCGTCAGATATTTGCATGTAGCTAACTTCGATGCCGTGTTGTTCAATTTTAAGCGCAAGCTCTTTAGTCCACCAAAAGCCGGCGTTCTTCAAAGCATAAATCACTTCCTGCAATTTGACTTTCATCGTTGCTCTCCAAAGACTTCCTTCCTGAGACGGACTATCATTCTTTTGTACTCCCTGAATTTAAGCGGATACATCGGGTCAATGAGCATTGCATCGGTCAACATGCGGAGCATTGGCTTTGCTTGGTCATTGTCATCGAGGCTGATGCAATGCATCAGCCGGTCTTCGATTTCTTCACGAGTCATGCTACCTTCACTCCCATGTCAATCGCCATGGCGCGGAGGCCGTCTTCCCTCATGCCGTGCTCGTCTTTGGCATACCTCACCAAAAGAGCGATGAGCGCGGATACAAACTCAGCACCGTGCGCCTCGTACTTTGTGCTGTCAACCAGATAGTGAGCGTACTCATGGCACACCACCCATTTCGAGCGAGCCCATCTCGGTAATTTGATTTGATGGCGCGTCTGGTTGTAGCTAGCCCTGCGATTACCCCTGCCGTCCAGTACGCTCGGGAATGTGAACCTGCATGCGAGGGATATGTCTGCGTCACGATGCATTTCCCGTATCAGTGATTTGCATTCATCGAGAGTAAGCGTTGCTTTTAAATCAACCATCGCCCATATTTCCCGCTCCCATTTGTAAACTTTACTGCGCTGACTGTCTTTCATGTGATGTCCTCTAGGGTTAGTAACCGGCATCGTCCGGCATCGACTGGCATCCACCAGTAAGCACAGTGTAATACACCTTTCAGGAGTTGTCAAGCCCCATAAACAAAAATCCCCCACTCACGGATGAGTAGAGGATTCTTGTTGACACCGATGGCGGGGTCAGTTACCCTTATTCTGCGAGGAAAGAAGAGTGTCCATAGAGTACCACATAGGTACTATTTGTCAACACTATCCCGCCCTCGCCGTCCCGACTCACGATAGTCATGCGGTCTCAGAGTGCCGGCAGGTCAGCAAAGCTCGAAACAGAACACCGCCTTGTGAGCCGAGGCGCGGCCGGCGAAACGCCGGAAAACACAGTCAGAGGTGATGCCCGCTTGCGGGAACTGAGCTGACCGAGCTTGGGAGATACCCGCCCGTATCGGTTTGTGACAATCGTGTTCTGTCGGACTAGCTGACGAGAGAGACCCAACCTTGAGCCCCATCACCCAAAGGCTCAAAAAGACAACCTGTGGAGATGACATGGCAGTAAAAGGATTCAGGAAGGAAGCGATGTTTCGTGATTGCCAGATACGGCTCTCTCCGCAATGCACTGGCGATTATGCGGTTGTGCTCTGCCACTATCGCCTGATGGATGTATCCGGCTTCGGATTGAAGTCACCCGACTGGCTCGGTGCTTGGGGCTGTGCGCACTGTCATGCTATTGTAGACAGCGACCATAGCGATGCTGTGCAGTTGCAGTTTGCGCATGCTGTCTTTCACACCATCCACCAATTGACGCGAGAGGGCAAGCTGAAATGGGACTAGCACGATATGCAAACCGCAGGGACGCGAACGAAAAAGACATTGTTACTGCGTTGCGGCAGATTGGCTGTACCGTCATCATGCAGGACGACATCGACCTGTTGGTCGGATACCGAGGCAAGAACTTCTTGCTCGAGGTGAAGATGCCGAAAGGTGTTATAGAAGACAGTCAGGTTGAGTTGCTGAAAACATGGCGCGGCCAATACAACATAGTGCGCTCGGTCGAGGAAGCCGTTGCCGTAGTCACCGAAAAAAAATAATTGCCGATACCTATTGACAAATAGTATTACCTGTAATACAGTATGCATACAGTGTCATTCCGGCACTGCCAACAAAGGAATCCATCATGTCAAAACCCATATCTTCAATCGGTCTCGCCTTTGCTAAGGCATTCATCATCGCCGTCAACGAGCTCCGCTTCGTCAAAGACCACCTTCCCGAAGATGACCATGAGGGTCACAAGGCCGTGAAGCAGGTGCTGTTCAAGTCCATCTCCATCATCGCTGAAGGTGCGCTTGAAGGAAAGGATGTCTCTTGGGACAAGCTGTTCGAGCAGTTGGATATTCTCGCTGTCACCAAGGGCTACGCATTCGGAAAGCACCCCGAGCTGTTCCTCAAGTTCCAGTTGGCCTATGCGTCTGGTGCTTTTAAAGTTGAAGGCTTCGATGATGTCTAAGGGCTACTTCATTGACCCGAACACCCAGTCCGTCACGGACTGGGAATGGGACGGCAAGTCAGGCTCTCTGTCTGAGAAGCTCGGATGCCGTTACTACACAACCATCATACTGTCGGACAAGGATGTGCTCTTCATTGACGAGGAAGGCATGTTCCGCACGGACACGATGCACTTCACGATTCAGACCTATCCGACCCCGCTCAGAGGGAAGGGCATTGTGCTCGGCTATAACCCGCACGGCGACACAGTTTCCTCGGCTCTGTCCATCAACCAAGTCAAAGCCATGGTCGCATTCGAGGGAGAGCCCGAGTTCCTTCTGAAAGAAAACATCGGCAATCGCTACTACATTTAACCCAAGAGGATTCACTTATGATTGACTTTTCAAACACCACGCCCGCATTGCTCACAGGCATTGTCCATGCGCAAGCGAAGATTCAGCACACCATCAAAGACTTGACTGGGCAAGAAGGTAATCGTACCTTCGACTATGCCGACCTTCCTGCAACCATTGATGCGATAAAGCCCGCCCTTCAAGAAGCCGGCCTCGGTGTCGTGCAGAGCACTACCTACAACGAGGGTATTGTCACTGTCGATACAGTCGTCTTTCACAAGGAAGGCGGAAGCATCAGGTCTTCATCGAACATCCCCTGCGAAAAAGCAGGTGCAAAAGCGGTTGGCTCTGCCACTACTTACATGCGCCGGTACGAACTGCTCGCTCTGTTCTTCATCGCATCCAAGAAGGATGACGATGACGGTGATGCGTCCGAAGGCAAAGGCAGTAAGACAACTACCGCCAAGCCGGATAAAATCAGCCCAGAGCAGGTCGCGGTCATCAATGACTTGGTGAATCAGTGCGGCGTGAACATCAACAAGGATGCCTTCTTGAAGAATTTCATGGTCAAGTCGATTCCGCAGTTGTCGGTCGTGCAGTTCCCTCAAGCCAAGACGATGCTCGAGAAGAAGTTGAAAGGCCTCGCAGAGAAGGAGAGCCAAAATGCTCAGCAATGACCGTGATGGTAAAGTTACCGCCTCAGTGGTCGGTGCAATCCTTGGCCTGAAGGGTGCATTCACCAATCGCAAGGCAGTCAAGAAGGCACTCGTGCTTTCCATGCTTGGCCGCTCACCCAAGAGCTTCAGCTCTCAGGCAACCGAACACGGCAACAATTGGGAGAACTATGCGATTGCCAAGTACCTTCAGCAATCCGAGTTCAGGGAAGTTCGGGACTTTGGCGACAACCAGAAGTTCTACGAAAAGGACGGATGGCTCGGCGCAACGCCTGATGGCAGTGTCGCCTTCAATGGTCTCATCGAGGTTAAGTGTCCGTTCAAAGAACGCTACACCGAGGCTTCGGAAAGCTACTACGCACAGATGCAGATTCAGATGCTCTGCGCCGGCAAGGAGTGGTGTGACTTTGTTGTGTTCTTCTCGGACACTGATGAGATTCATGTCACCCGCTACCCGCTCAATGAGGTATGGTTGCTGAGTAATCTGCCGAAGCTGAAGGCCTTCTGGGACGAATGCAACGAGATTGCGACCGACATGGACAAAGCAGAAGCCTTCCTCAACGAACAGGCGGAGCGCGATGACACGCCATGGGCAAAAGAGTGCTCGGTCTACATCTCGCTTCAGGCGACCATGGCCGAGTACCAGAAGCTCCTAGACGAGTCGAAGGCGAGGCTGATTGAGCTGTCCGGCGGCAAGGCGGTCAAGGGCTCAGGAGTGCAGATAATCGTCTCTGAGCGGGAAGGAAGCGTCAAATACGCCGAGGCCATCAAGGTTCTCGCACCCGATGCAGATTTAACCCCATGGCGGGGCAAGCCATCCACCGTTACAACCATCAAAACATACTGAGGAATCCATCATGTTAAACGCAACCGTATCAGGCTATGTCGGCAAGTCCGAACTGCGCAACACTCAGGACGGCAAGCAAGTCCTGAACTTCTCAATCGCCCACTCCGAAAAGATTCAAGGCACTGAACGCACCACATGGGTTCGTTGCTCGGTGTTCGGCAACCGCGCCGGAGCTCTGGCTGACTACATCGTCAAAGGCGTGTTCGCCACGGCCACCGGCAATCTCCGTCTGTCGGTCTACTCTCCGAACGATGGCGCACCTTCGGTCAATGCCGATATGTCGGTCAACGATGTCTCGTTCTGTACGCCGGCCGGCCGAGGCGACTCCGCTCCGAAGCCGCAGAAGCCGCAAGAAAACAAAGACCCGTTCGCCTCCGAGGACGATGATGTCCCCTTCTGAGGAAGAGGTTCACAAAGCCGTGCGCACCCTGTTCAATAGCAAGCTCGGAAAATTTTGCATGGGGTGCTCGCGCAACCGGCGCGACTGGGAGCTCAAGGG